AGTACTCGTGAGTTATTTCTCAAGTTGTACGCAGGGGAAGTACTTACAGCGTTCCAGACCCGTAACGTGATGATGCCCATTCATCGAGTGCGTACAATTTCAAAAGGTAAGTCTGCACAGTTTCCTATGACAGGAAAGTTTCGTAATGCGTCTTACCATACTCCAGGTACTGAGATTACTCCTGCTACTACAAAGCAAGCAGAGAGACTTGTCTCTATTGATGATTTACTGATTAATGCTCAGTTTATCCCCAATATTGATGAAGCTATGACTCATTATGATATTAGGTCTATCTACACTCAAGAAGCAGGTTATGCTCTTGCCAAGGTAGCAGATCAAAATATCTTGAGAACTGCTATTAAATCCGGCCTTTGTGATAAAAAGGAGGTTGCTGAAGTAACAGGTATGATTCAAGGATACGATGCTTTTGATGACGAAGATTTCACTGATAATGTATTTATTGGTGGAGCTACAGGTTCTCCTGCGGCTGACGTTCAAGATCCTAAAGAATTAGCTCAAGCTATTATTGAAGCTAAAAGGATCTTAGAGAACAAAGCTGTTCCTGGTGATCCTGTTGTTGTTCTTCCTACTGACCTTTACTTTAATATGTTTAAGGTAAATGGTACAACTCCTTTGAACGATCTTGTTATCTTTAACAGGGACGTTGGAGGAACTGGAAGTCCTCTTTCAGGCAACGTGCCTAGCATCATGGGTATGCCTTTGGTAGTTACTCCTCATCTTGGTAGTTTCAGTGGTTCTACCTTTACCAGTAACTTGTTTACTCAAGCAGGTGGTGCTGGTACAGCTTTGGCTACTACTGATGCCGATCCTCTCTCTGCAGAGTCAGGAAGAAATGGTCAGTATAACGTACCAAACGACAGTATTGCAACTGCCAGTATGGGAACTGACAACCTTTCTGATCTTGCTCTACGTGTAGTAGGAATGGTTATGACTCAAGATGCAGTCGCAACTGTCAAACTCATGGATCTCAGTGTTGAGTCCGAGTACCAAATCATTAGACAAGGTACTCTAACCGTATCGAAATACGCTATGGGACACAACGTATTGAGGCCAGCCGCTTGTGTCTTGTTACTACAAGGTACAGGGTAATCCTTTTTAAACTAAGGGTAAGCTAGAGACTATCTCTGGTTTACCCTTTTTTTTCCTTTATATATAATGGCTACAAGTCCTACTACTGTTTTAGAAGCAGTCAATACTATGTTATCTAGTATTGGTGAAGCACCTGTAAATAGTCTGGCTTCAGGTTTTGAAGATGCTGAGTTAGCAGAAAGTATTATAAATAATGTAAATCGTGAAGTACAGTCAAAAGGATTCGTATTTAATACTGACCTAGAATACACTTTGTTTCCTGGTAGTGATGGGACTGTTCATCTTCCTGCAAACATACTACGAGTAGATACTACTAAGTTAGTTCGTAGTTCAGAAGAAGATATAGTAGAACGTGGACGTAAACTGTATGATCGTAAAAACAATACGTTTAATCTTAGTAAAAAAACTACTGGTATTAAACTAGATCTTATTATACAACTTGACTTTGAAGATCTACCAGAACCTGCAAGAAGATATATTGCATTACGATCTGCTAGGATATTTCAAGATAGAGTTTTAAGCTCATCTGAACTTCACGGATTCCAACAACAAGATGAAGCACAGGCTTTATCAGAACTCATGGATTACAATGCTGAATCCGCAGACTATAATATATTTGATAATTATGACACTTTCCGTGTCGTGGATCGTTCTATTCATTCCACAACTGTAAATCCTGAAGACTCTACACTTACACACAAGATATGAGTTTAATCTCTCGTACCATTCCTAATTTTGTAAACGGAGTGTCTCAACAACCTCCATCACTAAGATTAGAAAGTCAAGGTGAACTACAAGAAAATGGCTTATCGTCTGTCATTAAAGGGCTAGAAAAACGTCCAGGTTTTCATCATATAAAAGATATAGGTACTATTACTGGAATGGATGATGCCTTTGTGCACGTTATGCGAAGAGATGAAAACGAAGCGTATCTTTTAGTTATTAAAGATAATTCGTTAAGAGTCTTTGATCTTACAGGATATGGTACAGGAACAATAGGTACTGAAGTAAATGTGTATGATGGTAGTGGTATATTAAATACTGATTTACTTTCTGCTGGTAATGTAGATTATCTTAACTTTGACTCAGGAGTACTTGCAGGATTAACCTTTGCTAGTACTGATATTGCGGCTACTACTATTGCAGACTTTACGTACATAGCAAACAAACAATACCCTATTAAAGTAAACAGTAGTAGTACTACTTTAACTAGACCATATGAAGCTCTTATCTACGTCAAAGGTGCTGACTACGGTATGAAGTTTGCTGTTAATGTGTATTATCAAGATACATATGATAGCAGTGATCCTGATAATTATGATCGTATTTTTAGAGCATCTTATGAAGTACCTGATGGTACTGTAAAACAAGCAACAGCAAGTAAGGCATCAGGAGGTAGTAACGAATTTAGTGATTCACAGGTTGGTCAATTAAATAATCAAGCTACAACTCATGCTATCAATGTAGCACAATCTTTATTTGATGAATCTCCTTTAATTCCAGGAACTTTAAATACTATTACTGCTGACGATAGTAATGCTAATACTACTGAACCTAGAGTTGAAAAAAGTCCTGCTAATGCTGAAGTAGTATCAAAAGGTGTTACTAAAAGTAATCTAACAAATTTTGATGGTACTGTAATAGGAGGATATTCTACTACAACTACAGGTTTACGAAACTTACCAACAAGTGAAGGTTTTGTAGTTCGTTATGAAACTGAAGATAAATTAAATGTTAGTTCTATTGCACCAAATGGGGATATAGCCACAGGCAAAAAAGGTACAACTTCAGTTATTCATATATACAATACTAGTAAACCTTTTAGTATAGAGGTAGATGATGGACAAGGTGGTGCATTTATCAGTGCTATAGTTGCACATGAAGGCACTAAAAGTTTTGCCGCATTGCCTCCTAGTATTCCAGAATTGTATAATGCAGTTACTAAAGACTCAAGTAATGTTGATGTTACTTATACTGGAGGGCGTGTTACTGCAACAGTACAAGGAGAAAAAAATAACAATCAAGATGATTACTATGTAAATTATCAAGATGGTGTCTGGAAAGAAATACCACAACCTACGTTTCCTCAAGATAATGTTCATGACCGAAGAAACAAACTAGATGCTACCACGATGCCACATCAGTTGGTACGTAATTTTTATACTAGTGGTAATTACTATGGAAAAGATGCAGGTACTCATGATTTAGTATACTTTGATTTTACTACAGCAGACTACACTGCACGTAAAGCAGGAGATGATACTACAAATCCATTTCCGTCTTTTGCTCAGTATGATCCTCTTACATATTCAAGTGGTGCATACACAATACGTGATGTATTCTTTCATCGTAATAGACTAGGGTTTATCAGTGATGAGAACGTAATATTCTCTCAAGCAGGAGATTACAATAACTTTTTTAAAAGTACAGTCATAGCTGATTCTGATAGTAATCCTATTGATGTAGCTGTAAGTAATAACCAAGTTTCTATATTACAACACGCTATACCTTTTCAAGAACAGTTAATTTTATTTAGTGACTTGCAACAGTTTACTGTAGGTGCAAGAGAAACTCTTAGTGCTAAGTCAGTTACTATTGACGTATCTACTCAGTTTGAAACATCTACTGATGCTAAACCAGTACCAGCAGGTAAGTATATATTCTTTCCATTTAAACGTGGGGAGTTCTCAGGATTACGAGAGTACTTTGTTGTAGAGAACTCAGAGCAAAACGATGCTGTTGAAGTTACTGCTCATGTACCTCAGTACATTCCTGGTAAGATACGACAAATGGCTTCTTCTTCTAACGAAGAAATGATTGTTGCATTGTCAAGTAAAGAAAGAAAAAATATATACGTCTATAGGTATTACTGGCAGGATCGTCAAAAAGTACAAAGTTCATGGTCAGTATGGAAGTCTGATGGTAATGTAGTAGCAACCACATTTCTAGGCTCACAACTTTATGCTTTAATAAACCGTAGTAACAAGATAAGTTTAGAACGTATAGACCTTTCTACTGACCCTGCATCTCTAGTAATGCGTAATGGACAACCTGTATTATTAGATCGTAGAATACTTTTAAAACACGGGTCAGGAGCAGGTAGTACAGTTGATGCTGATTCTTTGTTACCTCTATACGGATCTATAGCAGATGCGTTTCCAAATGATCCTCCTGCAAGTGGTATTACTTATGTTGCAGAAACAGGAGAAATAATTGGTACTGACCTAAGTTCTACACTCTTATCACAGATATTACAAAATGGTACAGCACGTTGGCAAGCAATTAAAAATGGTCCTAATAGCACTATGCGTGTATTCGCTGGTATTCCTTACACCTTTAAATACGAAGTATCTGAACAGGTAATGAAGGTAAACGATTCACCTGCAAATACTGCACGATTACAACTACGTAATATAAACCTTAACTTTAACAAAACAGGTTTCTTTAAAGTAAAAGTATCACCAAAGCCTATACAGTCTAGCTCTACTGATACCAAAGGCCGAGCACCAAGAACTAAAGTATTCTCTGGTTCAACAGTTGGAGTTACTACTATAGGTGAACAAGCACTACAAGAAGGTACATTTAAAGTACCAGTACTAGCAAGATCTAGTCAAGTCAAAATAGAATTAGAAAATGACACGCATCTTCCTTGCGTATTTCAATCAGCAGAATGGGAAGGATATATGATACTAAGATCTAATCGAGTATGACAAAGCCGTATTATCGGCCCAGTAAAGAAGAAGATTGTTTTATACTTGCTCCTAACCTTCGACACCAAGATAGTTTAGAAGTAAGTTACTCTGTAGGATTGTCAAATGAAAAAGCCTTATTAACAGCACTAGAACTGTCGAGACAGGAATGTAATAGTATTATATACAAAGATACTGTTATTGGTATGTTTGGCGTTGGTGTCGATCCTGAAGACAAACAGAGGGGTATCCCTTGGTTATTAGCGTCAGACTCTATATTTGACATACAGAGAACTTTTATACGAGAGTCTAAGAAGTGGGTAAATAGTATATCACAAGATTATTATTTACTCTATAACTACGTACACATTGGTAATCGACCTTCTATTAAATGGTTAAAATTCTTAGGATTTCACTTTATAAGACTTATACCTGACTATGGTGTAGGTAAAAAACCTTTTTATGAATTTGTAAAAATATGTGCCACCCAGCCGCTTATGCCGCAGTCTTCATAGCTCAAGCCTATCAGTCTGCCGTAGCCGCAAACGAAGAAGCTGAAAAACAAAACAGGTTCTACAAAAGACAGGCTGAACTAAAACAACAGCAGTATATGTTCCAACTTGAAAGAACAAGGGAACAAAGAAAACGTGTAGGTGAAGCTGTAAATGTTGAAGCAGAAAAGTATGCTGACAATATACTAGATCAAAAGAAACAACTAATTGAAGCTAGAGGTCGAATACAAACTTTAACTGGTGAAGGTACAGGAGAACTAGGTAGCCTTATGTTGGGTG